TGTACGCCCCCCGGAACCCGGCGGCGGGATCGTGCCCCGTCATCGCCCGAACCACCCCGGCCGCAAACAGCGCACAGTCCTGCGACCCCAGGCGGAAGGAGGCCGGCGACACTTCGGCCAGATAGGCCACGAGGCGGGGGCGCCAGTCGGGATACCGGGTGATGTGTTCCCGGGCCATCATTTCCGGTCCTCCCGCCTGCGGGCGGTGTTGGTCGGCGACGCGGCCGGCTTTTCCGCGGCCGGGCGCTTCTCGCCCCAGTAGATGTCGACCTCGCCAGAGACGTCCGCATAGCGCAGGAACCGGTCGTCCGACCGCAGGCGCTGGCTTTCATCCGAGCGTTTCAGGGTGAGCGTGCGCGTCAGGTAACGGGCCGAGCTTGCCACCGTCACCTCGCAGCGGGTCTCGCCGCTGTCGGGATCGATCGGCAGTTCGACCTCGTCGATGATGCCCTTGAAGACCCGGTGCGGCTCGGCGACCAGCGCGGTGGTGACCGGATCGAACAGCGCGCGATGGATCTCGATCGCGGCAAAACGGGCGTCATAGGTGCGGATCAGGTTCGCGACCGCCTCGCTGATCGGCGACAGGACCAGGCGCTGCATGCGGACCGTCAGACCGCTTTCGGCGACAAGCGACGGCACCTCCATCACGGCGCCGGCGCCGTGATAGGTGCGCGCGTCGCCGGCGATGGTGAAGCTGCGATCCTCTGCACCTGTCCAGAGGCCAAGGGCCTCGGGCAGGCCCGTGGTGCGATTGCGGGCCACGGCCCAGATCAGGATCCGCGCGACGATGGCTTCGCGGTTCTGGAACTGGGCAAGCGTGGGGGCGTCGAATGTGCGCATGGTCTACCTCAGGCTCTGGACCCAATCGAAGCCCAGCCCCTCGTGCAGGGTGCTGCCGCCGGTGGTTTCGGTGACGCTGCCCGCGACGATGACGGCCTTGCAGACGGCCTTCTTCAGGGTGACGGCCGCGCCTGGCGCAGCACCCGGCCGGAGGGCGGGGATCACCTCGAAAAGCGGCGTCTCGCCCGTTCCGCTTGCGATCACCGTCGTGTTCACGACGCGATGGAGCGCCTGGCGCACCGGAGAGGCGCCATAGGCAAAGGACAGGTAGTCGCCGGCGGAGAGCGTGTAGCCGGCCGGCAGGCCTGCCAGCGAAAGCTCGCGCGGATCCCCGCCCAGCGCCAGGATGGTGACGGCCGCCGCGCCGAGGATGCTGCCAGTCGGATCGAGGAGCGGGTTCGGGCGGCGCCGATCGAACATCAGGAAGCTGCGCCCCGCCTGGCGCAGGGCGTCGATCAGCACCTCGGGGCGGCCGATCTCGCTGCGCACCATGGGCCCGAGGTCGATCCGCCCGGTCCAGAGCCGCTCGCCGAGGTCGTAGGACAGCTGCTCGCCCCCCGCCGTGCGCGAGAGCGCCAGCTGCTCGGGCAGGTGGCAGGTTGCGGCGCGAACCAGGAGCGTGTCCGCGAAGTCGGCCACCGGGAGCGGAAAGGTCAGCGCCATCAGCCGCGCCTCCGCGGATCGCGCGACACGCGCTGGACCGACACCGCAAGCCCCTCGCGGTCGTAGAGGCTGATCATCTGGGCGCTGCCCTTGCGAACCATCTCCTCGATCTCCCGGTTGCCCCGCGCGCCGCGCACATCGATCACCACGGTTCCCGGCAGATCGGGGCCGCCGTTGCGGCCTGCGCGACGGCCTTCGTCCCCGACGAACCCGCCTTCCGCGAAACCGCCGATGCGGCCGCCGGCGTTGATCGCCTCCAGCAGGTGGCGGTTGCGGGCCGTCGCGCGGGCGTTGACCACGTATTCCCCGTTCGAGAGCGCCGTCAGGATGCTGTCCGATGTGCCGGTCCCCGGGCCATGCACCATGCCGCCTTCCGCCTTGCCCGTGATGCCGGGGATCAGTCCGGACAGGATCGACTTGCCACCGAAGAGACTGCCGAACGGTCCCTGCCCGAAGATTGCCGCCTGCAGCGCGGCGTTGATGAGCGAGGCCGCGATGTTCTTCAGGACATCATTGAAGGACTCACCCTTGACGATCAGTGCCTCGAGCGCCTCGAGACCCACATTCTCGAAGAACTCGGCTCTGGCCTTCGCGCCTTCCATCAGCAGTTGCTCACGCTCGCGCGTGGCGATCAGTTCCTCGACCTTCTGCCGCTCGGCCTCGGTCGCGCCTGCCAGCGCCTCGCGGTGCCGCAGCATCTCCTTCTGGATCGGGTCCTGCTCGCGCAGCGCCGCGATCTCATCCTCGAGGCTCTGGATCAGCTCTTGTAGCGCGTCGGCCTCGGCTCGCGCGACAGATGCACCGGCACCGGCACCGGATCGACCTGGACGTGGATCTGGCGGGGTGATGTACCCCCCGTTTTGTGCCGCCACCCGCATCTCGGCGAGTTCGGCTTTTGTCGGTGGACGGCCGCGGCCTCCGTTGGACGCCCCCGATGAGCCGCTTCCACCGATGCCTTGGGGACCGAACGCCGCCAGCCTTTCCGCAAGGTCGAGGGAAATGCCGAGGTGGCCGGCCAGCCTCAACGCTTCTGTCGACGCCGCCCCAAGATTTCCGAAGTCGACATGCGACAGGTCTTCGGCCTCGACGCCGGCGCGGGCCGCTGCGTCGGCCAGATCGATGGCCTGCTGCCGGGTCCGGGCGTACATCTCATGCGCTGTGGTAATCGCTCGGTGCAGCCGCTCCGCTTCCGCGGCGGCCTCGGCCTGTCGCGCCGCCAGTTCGCCCGCGCGCTGTTCCTTGATCCCTTCGAGAATGGCAAGCTGGACCGATCTGTTCTGCTGATCGATCAGGGCGGCGGATATGCCATTGTACTTTTCGGCGATGGCGACGATTTCCGCGCGCAGGGTTGCGGTCGCGATGCGCTGCCGATCAACGGAATCGGTCGTTGTGGCCAAATAGCCGTTAAGCTCGGCGACCTTGGCATTGTACTCGGCCCTGAGCTGGATCTGATCCCTGAGAAGATCGACCTGGTACTTTTCGTCGACGCCGAACGTCAGCTTCGAGATCTCGTCCTGCGTCCTTGCGGAGGCTTCGGCTACAGCTCCCAGATGGTCCTTAAGCTCGTCGGCCTCGTCACTCGCCGAGGACAGCCACTGCACCATCGCCGCACCGGCCGCGATCGACCCGATCGTGATCAGGTTGACCGGGCTCAGAAGACTCAGGAACGCGCCCCTCAGGAGCTGCACGGCACCTGTCGCGCCGGCCTGGCCGATCACCTGGGTGATCTGGCTGCCCTGCTGGATCGCGAGCTGCAGCGGGTTCTGCCCCGCCGCCATCATGATGCCGATGTCGTTAAACTGCGCGACCAGGTTGCCGGTGGCGCCGGCCGCGCTGGTGTTCGCGGCCTGAAGGGTGCGCGAGGCCTGTGCAGAGCGGGTCTTGGCCGCGGCGTCGGTATTGGCGGCCGCGGCACTCGACTTGGAGGCGCCCGCCAGTTCGCCTGTGGCGGCCGTCACGCCCTTGATGCCGCGCGCGGCGGTCTCCAGCTCAGCCCGGGCGGCTGCGCTTTCCATCTCCAGAACCATGCGCAGGTTGAGCGTCATCGACCTGCCCCCTCATGGCCGGCGGCGAGAGCGCCCATTTCGATCAGGTAGACCTGCGACCAGAGGACGGGCGTCATGGCGATCCCCGCAAGGTCGAGCCCGGCACGCACCCCGGCATAGTCGAGACCCGCGCGCCGGACCGTTCCGTCGCCGGGGCAGACGTGGCGCCACTGGGTCGCGACCGTGAGAAAGGCCTCCAGCGCCGCCACATGTTCCGCCCAGATGCCGTCTTCGGTGTCATCGCCCTCGTCCGCCTCGAAAACCAGACCCCAGCGTCGGGCGTCATCTTCCGCCTCGTCGCCGGGTCGCCTTTCGCCACCGAGCTCGCCTTTTGCCCAGGCGCGCCCGGCGGCCGTCAGTTTCCCCGCTTGGCCTTCGCCATCGCCTCGGTGTAGGCGCGCACGAGCGCGATCCGGACGAAGGTGATCCCCAGCAGCTGGTCCGTCAGCGCGTCGGAGGGCGGGATCGGCTGGCCGTCGTCGCCGCAGACATCCTCGAAGCGGACGCAGATGGCGCGCAGATAGGCCTCGGTGCCCGCTGGCGTCGCAAGGTCATGGCTGTCGATCTCGTCGGCGGGCAGGACCCGGAACCGGCATTTCAGGGACTGCTCGACGTGGCCGCCATCGACGGGGACCATGACGGGGACGGTGTGGGTGAACTCGGGGTTCTGGACGATCTTGAACATGGCAGCCTCGGTTGGGGATCAGGTTGAACCGGGGGCGCGGGCGCCCCGGGTCATCACGTCAGCGTCAGGGTCCACTGGTCGTTGCCCGCGGTGGGCAGCGGCATCAGGCTCAGCGGCCACTCCTTGATGTCCTGGGCATTCTCCAGCCCCTGCGGGCGCTGCATCTGCGCGGCGGCCGCGGCCAGGGTGGCGATGTTGCCCGCACCCGTGCCGTGGACCAGGTTCACGGCTACGGCCGTCTGGGCGGCGGCGAGCGTGAAGGGGTTGAAGCTGGTCAGCGGCTGGGCCTCGACCTGCGTCTTGATCATGTCCTCGCGCTGGGTGATCAGGATTGCCTCCGCTCCGACCAGGAAGCGGTTCTCGACCTTGTTTCTCAGGTCGAGTTCGAAGGACCGCATGACCATGGCCACCGCGTTGATGGTGAAGGTGGGGGTGTTGGTGGTCGAGACGACCTTGGGCTTCTGGAACGCGGTCAGCGTCGGCGTCGTGCGGGCCTGTTCCGACGGCTGCGTGAACAGCCCGGTGAACTCGAACTCGATGTAGGGGATGCCCTGGGCGTTGATGGTGAACCGGGCCGTACCGCGCGCGCCAAGCAGGACGTAGCGGGTGCTGCCGATCCAGAGGTAGAAGGTTGCCGACTCGTGGCTGTCCGTGATCGGGTTGTAGACGACCGAGGTGGCAGCGTTGATGGTCTGCGCGCAGCCGCAGGCACGCAGGAGCGTCCCCCAGGCCGGCGCAGTCCCGGCGGTGCCCGAAGGGGCCAGTTCCACCTTGAACGACAACTTCGCATGCAACTCGTTCGGGATGGTGCCCTGCGGCCCGAGATA